CTGGATGCCGTCGTCGCAGAAGTTGGCCAGCGCTTTATCCACTGACGGCAGTTCGACAATGCGCTGAGCGGTGTGCCATTTCGTCCGCTCATCGGCTACAGGGGCGCTGGCCTGGGGCGCGGCGTAGAGAGGCTCAGTCGCCACGCGATAGCTGGGGTCATAGTCAACCGCCGGCTTGCCGAACGGGTTATTTTGCGAGAGAGTGACCTTTTCTTGCAGCGGGTCGTCGTGTTCACTGCGCAAGGTATGCAGCCATCGCACCGGCTCGCCCGCCCCGCGCAGCTTGGAGAGAACGGTGGACTCGACGGCCCGGGCGAACTTATTGTATTTGTCGATCCCATTGCAGTGATCGCACCAGGTCTGGGTTATTTCCTCATCCGTCAGCACAGTTTGCTTGTTGTCGGTCATGTCATTCCTCCGTCGGCACGTTGCCGTTGGTCAAAGGCTCGGCGGTGCGAGAGTCTGCCGAGAAGTAGTAGTTAGTAGGGTGGCTGCTGGACGTGCACCCGGTGCATGTCAGGCTCTGGCTCTGGCTCTGGCTCTGCTCGACAGGCATGAACATCTGAAGCGACAGCAGGCTGCCGGCGTAGCAGGCCACGCCTTGGTCGATGTATTCCAGCTCGCGCCCGTCCTCGGCATCGAGGAACGACAGCCGCATACGCCTGGCATTGGCGGGGATCGTGTGCACTTGCTGGGCCAAGCCGGCCGGGGCCGTCGCCGCGATGGCCGCCAGCCATTTCTGCATCTCGGTGGTCAGCCCCACAAACGGCACCTGGTCTTCGTATTGGCTGTGGAAATCCTGCATCTTGTGCAGATCGGCCAGGACCATGCTGGCTAACATTTGGGGGGTCATGCTCCATCTCCTTGGGGAGGGGCGGGCTCAAGAGCGGCACGGGCGCGAGCAATCATTTCCAGTGCGATGTGATCTTTCAACCGGAATTCGCTGTCATGTCTGCCGCCGTACTCGTCGAGCATTTCTTCCAGCGCCTCGCGCAGCCTGCCGTTCTCCGTAGCCAGTTCGCCGCTGATCCTGACGTACTCGCCGATGTCGTGTTTGAGGGCGCCGAGTTCCTTGTTGCGGCTGGCCAACCGCGCTTTCCACCGGTCCACTGTCCGCCGGGCATCGTCCCGGGCTTGGCAGAGGCTGCGCAGTTCTCGGCTGTCTCGGTCGTGCTGTTCTCGCAGGCCGTCGTTCTGCTTGCGCAGGGCCTCGTTCTCGTCCAGGAGGGCGGATACGGCCAGCGGATTGGTGGCGGCGATGTAGGCAGCCAGCCGGCGCGCATACTGCTTGTCCAGGCCCGTGATGGACAACTGCGTGCCGGCGAAGTCTTCCGTCTCGGGAATGGTGACGGTCGAGCGGGTTTTGCTCCATGCCACGAGCGGCAGCCCGACCAGCAGTTCGCGCAACGCGGCTTTATCAACGGTCATTGCATCGTTTCCTGCTTGTATGCCTGCCCGCCTTCCATGGCGGTCGCGGTATGTACCGATGTGCGCAGCAGCAAGTCCATCATGGCGACCTGGTTGGACACGTAGCCGTAGCCCAGCGCGCACTTGCTGATGAGCATTTGCAGGGCTTTGCGTACCTTGTCGGCATCGCCGAATGCGCCCACTTTGTTGATGTACGTCTGGATAGCCTTGTCGGCCGCTGCGGCGCAGATGGCAGGGGTCATTTCAGGTTTGGCCATGGCTAGACTCCTGGCGGGCGCGGATCATGGCGTCGGCGATTTCGTAAGCCCGACCTGCGAAATAGTCAGCCTGCTGCATGCCGTCCATCGTGTCCCCACGACACACTTCGATGATTGCGGGGATCGCCTTGGCCGCGAAGTAGTCGCGCAAGGACATCCCCGGCCTGTCGTCTCGATAACATCCGCCGCTTGGGTACGGACGGTCTCGGCGGGACGGGAATGCTGCCACATCTTCCTTCGGGTTCGGTGCGGTGGTCATGTCAGTCCTCCTGCCCCGGGAACGGCACATCGCGTCCCGGCTTCTGATGCTTTTTGCGTGAGTTCTTGCTCATGGCTACTCCACGTGCAGGTAGTAATCGCGGTTGATGATGTGGCCGACCGTGCGCACGCCCAGGTCGAACTTGGCGGCGATTTCCTTGTGCGGGACCTTGTCCGCACCGTAGGCACGGATGGCGCGCACGGTGTCATCGCTCAGGCCGCGCCGGGCGGTGGGCTTGCGTGTCGGTGCTTGCACGATGCCGGCCAGCGGATGGCCCGTGGTGCGGTCGCGGACGATGAATTCGATGCCGGTCATGTCGTTCTCGGAATAGGGCGGGCAGCAACAGCGGCGGGGCGGCGGACTGAGGGAGGGAGAAACCCGCCGCTGCGCTTGCCCATTGGTCAGTTCTGGAACAGGGTGTCCTGCGGTGCGTCAGGCGGCTGGATCGTGACAACCACATCCTGGTCCTGCTTCATGTGCAGGTCGCCCGCCTGGTCCTTGCTCGGAATGCACGCCACGTTGAACGACACCACCACGGTGCCGCCTTCCTGCGGATCCAGTTGAAACTTGTCGATGGTGCATTCATCCAGCACCAGATCGCTCTTGCCGCGAATGCCGTGGTGCACGGTGACCGTGGCGCCGACCACCTTGTCGGCCAGGGCCACCTTGTTCTTCATGTTGGGATACTTCAGCACCGGCAGGTAGGAAGGATCATCCAGGCGCGAATCGGCCTTGTCCGCCATGTCGCCCTCGGCGCTGTTTGGCCGGCGATACAGCGACGATTTCAGGTCGGGGCTGAACTCGGCCAGCACGTCATTGCTGGCGCGGTAGGTCAATTGCAGCGTGGCGGCGGGCACACGCTCGGTGCCTTCCTTGTTGCTGCGGGAATGGAAGTGCATGCGGCATTCTTGTTCGTGGATGGAAAACATGCGGGTGGCTCCTGGTGGTGATAATCGGGTTGGGCTATCGCTTACGGGAGCGCCAGACGGTTCAGAATCATGTTGAGGCGCTCGCCAACGGAATTGGCACGGACGGTGAGCGTCTGCAGTTCCTGGCCCACCTTCGTCGAACGTAGGGGGGAACTACCGCAGGCGACTTTGTTGGCTTCAGGGTGAGGCATCAGGATGGGCTCAAGCCGGTCGACTAACATGTCCGCCAGGGCGGCGCATTTGGACAGCCCGTCGCTAAGCGCGGCGGCTTCTTCGAATACCTCACCGGTGCGCGGGGTGGTTTCATAGACCGCGCAACCTTGGATCGTGCTGCTGTTGTTGTTCATGGGTTTCTCCTGGTGGTGGGACTGCGGGGTTAGGCGGCGAGCCGCATCAGCTGCTGAACGAGCTCGTCGCGTTCGGTCAAAAATTGCATGACCGCCTTTTCGTGGCCGGCCAGTTCTTCAGGCGTGGGAACGTAGCGCACGACGAACAGTTGCAGGGCCTCGGGGAAGCGGGGGTCGTACGACACGAAGTCGGCGAACTCAGCCCCGGTAACCCACACGTTATGCAGGCACTGCGGCTTGTATTGCGGCGGAATTTCGCGCGCCTCTAAGTACCGGATGTGCGTGGTGCTTTTCGGGCACTTGGTTTCGAGAATGCCGCGGTGCCCGTTCTCGGCGAACAGGCCATCGACACTGCAGCCGGCGTCGACCTCGGGCAAATACATGAAGCCGCTTTCGAGCGCCACGTTGCCGGTCGATTCCTCGTATGCCATGCGGGCAAAGGGCTCGTTGTCGATACCCCATTGCATTTCCCGCGACACGAAGTCGCTGCCTTGCGGTTCGTCAGTCAGCACTTCCACGGCGAGTTCGAACTTGTAGTCGGCACGCTTGGTCGACCATTCGCCCTTGGCAGTCTTGGCGAGCATGTCGGCGGCGCGTGAGCCGGTAACCTTGCCGCAGCGGTCTAGCAGCCAACCTTCGGAACCTTGGGCGTGTGGGGATAGGATGTAGCGGCTCATTGTTCGACTCCTGAGGTATCGCGGCCGAAGCCGTCGTCGTCGGGGTCGCCAGTGGCAACCGGCGGCTCTTCGTCGATGGTGCGGCCATCGTCGGGCGGCGTCTCGGTTCGGGTCGCCTCGCCGCGCAGCACGGCGCCACGCTGGGACACGGCTGCCTTGAAGGCGTTGTAGACGCCCATGTCCTTGGTCGCCTTCACTTCGGCCAGGCCGTCTTTCCAGACCTTGGCCAGGGCCTCGGCGTCGGGCGCGGCTTCGACCAGCTTGCGTAGGCGCGGGAGCAGATCAGGATCGGCGCGACCCTGGGTGGTGTCGGCCAAGCCTTCACCGCCATCCGTGTTCAAGTGGTGGATGGCCTCGGATAGCCGGTCATTCTTCGGCCAGTACTTGTAGGCGCGCTTGACCACGGTCTTCTTGGCCATTTCGCCGTAGTCGGTCTTCCATGGGGACGACTTGCCTGACTTCATCGACTGGGACCGGTTCATGATGCCGTCGATGGCTTCGCGGCTCATAGTGGTGGTCAGGTAATCGCCCTCGGCTGTCTTGGCGACCACGTATGCGCCCACGATTTGGCCTCGATCCTTGGAGAACGGGTTAAAGACGTGCGTGGGCGGCGCGTCGTAGCCGTTCAGGGCGAAGTTGTCGTTCTCATGCACCAGGTCAGCCTGGGCCCACATGATCGAGCCGGTGGCCACGGCCAGGTCGATCAAGCCCATGTACGAGATATCGAGGCAGATCCGGCCGTCGCGCGGCACCAGGTACGCCTGGCGGCGCGCCGGGTTCAGACTGATGCCAATGGCAGCGACGTTATTGACGGCGTTCACGACCGACTGGCGATTCTTCATCGCCACGCCCAGGGCGTAATCGTTCTGCTGCAGCACCTGGATGGCGAAACCAGCTTCCTTCTCGAAGCTGATGGACTGGTCAGTCAGCACCGCGGCGAACGTGTCGCGGGTGTTGTAGATGTCCTGGGTGATGACGGCGAGGTTGTTCATGGTGTCTCAGTAGGTCAGCGGGCGGCGTACGCGGTCTTCCCGCTGCCGTCCTTGGCGGTTTCGTCGTGGCGGTCCAGGGTCGGGCCCAGGACGCCGGAGAGGGCGGCCAGGGCCAGCAGCAGCGCGGCATAGCCGGCTAGGTCCAGATCCCAGGCGCTGGCGCGCAGGCGGCGGAAGAGGCGGATCATTGCTGCTCTCCCTTGGCCTTGGCGATGGCGGCGCGGAGAATCGATGCGCAGTCAGCGTAGTTCTTGCGCTTCTTGGGATTGGGCGTGTTGAAGCACACAGCTTCGATGTAACCCAGGGCGGTCTCGCTTGCTGCTAGCAGCTCCGGCGCGCCGAGAAACAACTGGGCGTTGCTCTCGGCCTGACGGTCATCCCCGGCCGCGGCATGGATGACCAGCGCGCGGTCGCCGCGGTCGTCACCAACTACGGCGATCGCATAGTGGCTGCCGTCGATGCCGTGTTTGGCCTTTGTGCAGAACCAAGGCCCGGGCGTGTGATTCGTCGTCATGCTTCGCTCCTGAACAGGGCCATGACGTGGTCGCCCAGCACGGCCAGCGGGTAGGCGGCGCACAGGCCGCACAGGGTGAAGAGAAGGGCGGTCATTTGACGGGCTCCTGGTAGTCGACCCACTTGCCCCAGTCGGGATCCTCGATGCATTCGGCGGTGATCTGGACGTAGTTCGCGCTGGCGGCATCGACCCAGGCCTTGAACAGTTGGCCGACGGTTTCCGCCGGCTGGCCAGCGGCCGCAGCTTGGACCGCCGCAGCAAACAGCGGCTCCACATCGCGATAGCCCGGGCTGCATTCGTACAGCGCGTCAACGGCGCTCTGCCGGCGCGGCTCGATGCCGCCATGAATGACCTCATCCATGCCGCCTCGCAGGGCCAGCCTGAATGCCCAGGCGACGTTCATGCGCAACTGCTCGGCCTTGTTTGGCTTCCGGAGGGGAAGGGCTGACATGTCGTTCTCCTGCCCGCGCGGCGGGCGCGTGGGTTAGGCGGCTTCCGCTTGCTCGGCCGGCTTCTCACCGCCGGGCACAGCCGGCGACATGGCAACGATCTGCTGCAGCACCGGCTTCCACTTGCGCCACCATTCCAAGGCCTCGCCCGCCATGCGGCTGATCTCGGCATCGCTGAACGTCCACCATGCTTCCAGCGTGTGGAGCTGGCAGCCGATCTGCATGTGCGTGGCGGTGTAGGTCACCGGCCAGATATCGCACTGGATCGCCTTGATTTCGCGAAGGTTGCCGCTGGCGCCCCAGATGCCGGACAGTTCGTCCAGGTAGGCACCGTCCAGGTTGGCACCGCGCAGGTAGGCACCGTCCAGGTTGGCACCGCGCAGGTAGGCACCGTCCAGGTAGGCACCGTCCAGGTAGGCACCGCGCAGGTAGGCACCGTCCAGGTTGGCACCGCGCAGGTAGGCACCGTCCAGGTAGGCACCGTCCAGGTTGGCACCGTCCGCCACTGCCTGTTCAAGCGCCACGCGGGCAATCAGCCCACTTTCGGTGCCCTCGGGCACGTCAGCCGTGAACAGCACGGCGCCGTAGATGTTCTTGATCTCGTGCTTCATGGTTTCTCCCATTTCGCCGCCGGGTGGGGCGAATCAAGACAACGTGAGATTCAGGGGAGGGCGGCCGGCCTTGATACCGGCTAACTGGCTACCGATCGCTCGGGCTCTCACCAGTCCCACGTCGGCAACCGTGGGCGTGTCCTTCCGCGCCGCGCCCTCTCCTGAATCCCAAGTTGTCAAAGAACGTGCCCCGTTCGTGCTGCGTGGTGATTGGGGCGTTGGGAGAATATTAGGCATACCTATCTTTCATGTCAATAGGCATGCCTAATAATTTTGGGTCCGCTTTGTAGGAGCTTTCCTTAGTACGTCCGCTCCGGCCAAAAGAAAACCGCCCGGAGGCGGTTGGCTTACTTGCTGGGTTGCGGCGGCGGGGGAGGTGGCGTCGGGGCGGCGGCAGGAGGTGCCGGCGGTGGTGCGCTAGGCACCTGGATGATGACCGGACCCGCTGGGGCGTTCAGCTTTGAATTGTCGATGCGTGAGAACAGGAACCCCATGACTGTAATGATGACGGTGACGGTGGCAATACCGATCCCTGCCACCCATTTAATCATCTCACCCTTGGTGTCCGAGATGTCGGCTTTGGTGGCCAGTGTTGGTAAAACGGTGTCGAGGCGCGTTTCCAGCGCAGTCACCCTGTGTTCCATGCCTCCATTGTCCCCGGTCCCGCCACCCGATGCAACTCCGCTCCCCCCGGATGAGATCACCCCAAAATTCCCTTGGAGAACGTTATTACTCATCCGATTTCTCCGTCTTGAGCCATGCTGCGAACATTGCCAGATCGTATTGTTTGATGTACCCGCAGTTGTTGCATCGCATGGCAATTACATCCACGCCCTGACCTATAAAAATATCGCCCTTGAGCCCCTTAGGCATGACAAAGTTCCCACGTTTATTTGCGTAGATCTTCCACCCAGAAGTCTGCTCGCATGATGGACATCTCATGCTCAATTTTTTTGCCTGAGCAAATCGCACAAAGTCGTCAAGAACGTACTTGTCTGTAATGGCGCCCTCTGTTTCAGCTTTCGGCTTTTCAGTGTTGTCTTCGCTCATCAGCTTCTCGGTGGGGTGGTGGGGCGGCCGCGGCGGATCCAGTTGACGACAGGCCCGACAGTAAACGGATAAGCGTAGGAAAGCAGGGCACCAATGGGTGCAAGCCAGATTCCGATAGTTAGGACTGGGTAGTACCAAATGCCTGTTGTTGGGGCGGACGCCGCGTCAACTAAGTATTCCCACAAGTAGGTCCAAAACCGATAACCAGGTTGGCCGTAAAAAATTCTGTACGACTCATTGACGGCTGCGGCGACTCCGAAAACAAGGCAGATGATGCCAACGCCGAGCATCAGTGCACCGATTCGTTGTACCGGGAGGATGAGCGGGGCATTCAGCCGCCGCCATAAAAGCACTATTCGGCCAGGGCTGGCATCCTGATACGTTGAACTCATTTTGTCACACTCACCTTAAAATTTCCCGCAGCAAGTCACTAGTGACAGGTGCCGCGGCTTCGGTGTCTGGGTTTTACGCGGCTCTTTTCGAGGGTGCAGCGCCCGCTAGGAACGCCGCCACCAAGTTGTCCAGGGCCTGCTTCTTCTCGGCATCCAGTCCTTCATAGTCTGAGAACGGGGTCGAAAACGGCCACCGCCCAGCTGTACGCTGTTTTGGCCCGACGCCATCGGCGAGCCACGACTCAGACACGTTGAGCAACTGAGCCACGATTACCAGGTTCTTGCCCTTCAAGTTCTTGGTCTTACCGCTGAACCAATCAGCCACTGAGGGCGGTTTGATGTGACAGGCACGTGCGATATCCGCCTGCGTGACCTTGGCGTCCCCGATGCTTTCCTGAAGCCGTTCTGCGAGCGTAGACATTAGGAAATCCTAACGCGCTGCGCATAAGGTATGCCTTGACTTGCAAATAAGGTATGCCTAACATTCTGGGCATGGACCAATTGCACCCCGATTCCCAGATCATCGACGCCCTGGGCGGCACTGCCGCCGTGGCTCGCCTCTGCGACGTGAAGCAGCCGTCTGTGTCGGACTGGCGCAAGAACGGCCTGCCCAAAGCGCGGCGCATGTACCTGCAGGCCATCAGGCCTGACGTGTTTCCGCCCGAGCTGGCCCAGCAGGAGGCGGCGTGATGTCATCGCCGTGCGGCTCAGTCCATGATCGCTTGGCTGGGGCGGCTGAATGGCAGCTCCGTGCCGAACAGGGCGATGGAATCCCGACAGGAAGGGCAAACCCAGTAAGCATCCGATCCGGGTCCGGCAGGGAAGAACTTCAAGACAACCTTCGCCTTAGTGGGCCCGTCGAAGCATTGCTGACAGATGTAGTGCTCCGGCTCCGCCAGTCCTGGATCAACGGCCCCGCTAAGTGCTGGAGTGGGGTTCACCCGATAAGCGAACTGGCGATCTCCGAGGGCGAAAAGCGAGTATCTGCCGCGCTCTGCGAGGGCTTCTCGCAGTTCTCTCAATTCTTGTGCGGCTTGGAAGTTCTCTTGTTGCAGCGAGCCAATGGCAGCGCTGAGTTCGAAGAGACGCTGTTGGGCGTTGAGAAGCTTTTCGTTCATGGCCCCAACTACTTCAGACGCCTTGGAGTCGTCCCGCACGGCGATAGCAGTTTTGCCGATATCAATGGCACTGCTGATGGCCCCCATGGCAGTGGTGATCAGGCTGAAGTCCATAAGAGTTCCCCCAACGTAGAAAAGGGTGGCGTAGGAACCCCCGATTCTACGTTCGGCGGGAACTCCCAGGAGGGGAATTCCAATGCGTGACCCCAAAGACGAACGAATCCCCATCGGTCCGCTGGATGTGTAGGCGTTTTCCATGGCCTCCATCCTATTTTTTTGCCTGATCGGAGTCTTTCCGACAGCTTCCGACAATCTCGTAAAGGCGCGGAAATGAAGCAAGACGCCCTGTTCTATGAATCGCTGAATGATGCCCTGAAAGCCATTGTGCAGTCCCTGAAGGGTGCCAAGGCAGTGGGCGTCAAGTTGTGGCCAGAGAAGACACCGGACGCTGCGGCGCGCACGCTCAACGACTGCCTCAACGAAAGCCGGCAGGAAAAGCTGTCACCCGAGCAGGTGCTGTGGTTGCTGGCCGAAGGTCGCAAGATTGGGTGTCACGCCGGCATGAATTACCTGGCGCGCGAGGCCGGCTATAGCGACCCACAGCCCGTTGAGCCCGAGGATGAGCGGGCGCGCCTGCAGCGCGAGTTCATCGAGGCACAGAAATCAATGTCGCGACTGGCCGAGCGCATGGAGCGCATGTGGAGCGCCACATGATCCCGGCCCGTCAGCGCATGCTGAACCCCAAGACGTTCTATCTGGTCGGTGCCAGCCAGCAAGCCGCCGCACAGGCGTTCCTGGGCAATTTGCCACTGGATCCTGATGAACCCCTCGAGGTCGTCGTTCGGGAGCGCCAGAAGCCGCGCAAAATGAGCCAGAACGCCCTGATGTGGGCTGGCCCTCTGCGTGACATCGCCGAGCAGGCCCATGTGCAAGGCAGGTATTTCCCCGCCGAGGTCTGGCACGAACAGTTCAAACGCGACTTTCTGCCCGAAGAATTCGATCCCGATCTGTGTCTGGAAGGCTACCGCAAGTGGGGTTTCACGCCCCGCGGCGAACGTGTCTTGGTGGGCAGCACCACCATGCTGACCCAGAGGGGCATGGCGCAGTACCTGCAGCAGCTAGAGGCTGCCGGCGCCCAGATGGGCGTGGAGTTTCTCGCCAGAGGGGAGGGCTGATGCTGCGCCGATCCCCACTCCAGCGTAAGACGCCCATGGCCCGTGCCAGCACGCCCATCAAGCGCCGTACACCCAAGAAGCCGCCCGGCTACCACGAACCCAGATGCCTGGCCGCCTGCCGCGGCGAAGCGTGCTTCCTGGAGCTGCAGGGCATCTGCTGCGGCGATCGCGAAACCGTCGTCCCGTGCCATGCCAACTGGTCGACCTACGGCAAGGGCATGGGCATCAAGGCCCGAGACATCTACACCGTCCCCGGCTGCTGGCGCTGCCATCGTGAACTGGATCAAGGCTTTTCCCTGACCGACAGGCAGAAGCGCGCCGCCTGGGAGTGGGCATACACCCGCTGGGTGCCAGCACGTGACAGGAAGCTGAACGAAAAAGCCGAGATTTCGGCCGCAGCATCACCGGAAACTGCCGCCCATGCACAACCGCTCAACGAGGTGGCGTAATGGCCAGGATCAGATCCATCAAGCCCGAGTTCTGGACCAGCGAGCAGGTGATGAACTGCTCGCCGATGGCTCGTCTACTGTTCATCGGCCTCTGGAATTTCTGCGACGACGCCGGCAACCACGTCGCCAGCGCGAAGACGATCAAGGCCAATGTGTTCCCAGGTGACGACATCACCTCGACGGATGTTCAGCGAATGCTCGACGAGTTGTCGTCGAATCAATTGATTGTCTATTACTCCTTTGAAAACAAGGACTTCTTGCACGTTACGGGCTGGCGGCACCAGAAAATCGACCGTCCGACATACAAGCATCCACCCTACAGCGCCGAAAAACCGAAATTAGATCGTCGAGCAATCGTCGAGCCCTCACCCCCGGAAGGGAGTGGAGAGGATATAGAAGGGAGTGGAATAGAACCCCCCCTTACCCCCCCTGCGGGAGGGTGTCCTGGGACGTTGACCGAAAAAAAAGCCAAGGCCCGTTCAGAACGGACGACCTTGCAGACCTTCCTGGATCGTTGCCGGCAAAATGCCGAGCCGGCCATCAGCGGCTACGAACCGCTGCTGCGCTACCTGCGCGAGTCCGGCCTACCGGCCGAATTCGTGAACCTGTGCTGGGCCGAGTTCAAGCGCGATTTCGGCCCTGGCGGCAAAAACGAGCGCAAGCAGCAGGCCCTGTGGCGCCGGCATTTTCAGAATTTCGTCGAGCGGAATTTCTACCGCCTCTGGTACGCCAAGCCGCAGGGTGATGGCGTGGCCTACGAGTTGACCACGGTGGGCCTGCAAGCCCAGGCTGCCAACCAACGCCGGGAGGCCGCATGAACGCGCCGCACCCGCTGGCCGGCCTGGAAGCCGAGCAGCAACTGCTGAGCTGCCTGCTGGCAAGTTCCGAATATTTCGATCGTATCGGCGCCCTGCGTGCCGAGCACTTCTACGCTGCCAGCCACCGAGCAGCATTCGAGCAGATGGAAGCGTTGCTGGCCGAGGGAATTCAGCCGGACGTGCTGGCCGTCTACGATCGGCTGCAGGTGCACGCGCCCGAACATGCTGACTTGAAGTACCTCACCGAGGTCATGAACGGCTATTTCGGGGCCAATGTTGAACATTACGTCAGTCTCGTGATCGAGCGCAGCCGCCGGCGCCAGTTGGCTGCTCTGGGCGACATGTTGGCCGAGGCCGCTGCGGTAGAGCTTGCTACTCCGGTCACCGACATCATCGACCGGGCCCAGGGTGAATTGCAGGGCATGCTGGCCGAACGCCAAGCCGCCGAGCCAGTGCATGCGGGTGACGACATGCTGGACTTCATGAACGACCTGGACATGCGCAGCCGCGGAGAAGGCGTCCAGGCCATGCCTACCGGATTCATCGACCTGGATGCGCACCTGGGCGGCGGGATTCGCCCTGGCAATCTGATCGTGGTTGCCGCACGCCCGAAGATGGGCAAAACCGCCCTGGCGCTGAACATCGCGCGCAATGTGGCCGTTGACCGCAAGGCGTTGATCCTGTCGATGGAAATGGGTCGCAGTGAGTTGCACGCACGCAACGTGGCCGCGCTGGGCCGACTTCCGCTGGCGCATCTGGTCGACGCGAAGAAGATGCGTGACAACGACTGGTCCCGCGCCACCATGGGATCTGAGCAGTTAGCTGCCTTGGGCTTGTACGTCCACAACCAAGGCGAAATGCGGCTTGCCCAGGTCCGGGCCGTGGCGCGCGCCCAACAGCGCAAGCATGGTCTGGATCTGCTGGTGATCGACTACCTGCAGCTGATGCAGGGCGACGGAGACACCCGGAACGCCCAAATCGAGCAGATCACCCGCGGGCTGAAAGGCATGGCCATGAGTATGGGCATCGGCATCCTGCTGCTGTCTCAGCTCAATCGAGCCGTCGAGGGCAGGCCTAACAAACGCCCTATGCCGTCCGACTTGCGCGATTCCGGCGCCATTGAGCAGGACTGCGATGCGGCCCTGTTCTTGTACCGCGACGAGGTCTACAACCCGAACTCCGCCGATCACGGCATCTGCGAGATCGGGGTGGGCCTGAACCGTCAGGGCGAGTCTGGCCGGGTGGCTCTGGCTTTTATCGCCCAGGAAAGCCGTTTCGAAAACCTGGCCCCTGGGCATGAGTTCGGCCGCCCGCAAACCCCAATCTACTCCGGATTGAAAGACTGATGAGCCTGCACACCCTCGAATGGTCACAGCGCCAGGGGATGTTCCACATCCAACCGCTGCGCACCACCTTGACCAAGAACCAGGCGTCGTTTGCTTGCAACGCCAGGACCGATTACATACCGCTGCTCGTTGGAACGCAGGGCGAGTGCAGCGCCATGGCGGACCGACTTCGGCACATCCTGAAGAAGCGCGAGGGAGTGGAAGCATGACACAACATGACTTGACCGAGGTCCAGGCCGATATCGCGCTGGATCCGATGGCGGGGTGCGCAAAGCCCTTCGAACACGTGGGGCGAATCGCATGTGAGCGGCTGGCCGACGTGATTGTGGCGGCTGCCGGGCACGAAGCGGGCGATTCAATCGCGGCCATGCACGCGAAGCTGAAGGCCGCTCAGGCCGAAGCGGCTCGAACCTGGGTGCCAGCAGTCGCAGCCGAGATCATGCGCAACATCCCGCCGGACAGAAAATGGTTCTCACTGGGCTCGCAGCCGACCGCTACGCGCGCGCACGTTTCGCCGCCTCAGATCGAGGTCGAGAAACCGGAAATCAACGTGACGGTGCTGGCGCTCGACCTGGGTAATCTGACCGGCTGGGCACTGCGCCGTCGTGACGGGCGCGTATCGCTGGGCACCGAGGATTTCAGCCCCCGAGACGGATGGCACCCGGGCCAGCGCTTCAGCCGGTTTCGTGCATGGCTGCTGCGCACCATCAACGACAACAACGTGAACCAGATCGCGTACGAGAAGGTCGTCCAAGGACCACATCAGTCGGGCCGCGCTGGCGACATTTACGGCGCGTTCTGGGGCCACATGCTGGTGTGCGCCGAGGCACACAACATCGTGCCGATCCCGGCGCACACCATGACCGTGAAGAAGCACTTCACCGGATCGGGCAGAGCCAAAAAGGCTGATGTCATCGCCCGCGTGAAGGAGCTTGGCTTTACCCCCGACAGTGACAATGCGGCCGATGCCCTGGCGATCCTGAGCTGGGCGGTGGCGCAGGAGCGAGGGTAGGGCGATGCGCCTGACAGATTTCGACTGGCCCGAGATCGTCCTGGACCTACGTAGGGCCGGGATGGGCCAGCACGAAATCGCTCGCGCCCTCGGTCCGGCGGCCGGCGAGTCGATGGTGCGTCAATACCTGGCGGGCGCCACGCCTGCGCACTGGCGGGGCGAGCTTTTGCTGACTCTGTGGGAGAGCAGGACGGGGCGAAAGCGTGGCGATGCCCCCCGTAGGCCAGCCGAAGCCCGGCGGATTGCAGAGCGCCGCCGGCGCACGGGCCCTGCCGCGCACATGCCAACCGAGCATCTACCGGCGGTGGCCCAGGCCTTTGGCCTGACCGTCCCGGCTTTACTGCAGTTGCTGAACCGCCGTCGCAAGGTGGTGGAACAGGCTTTGGGCGAGACGCTGTCTTTGCCCGGATTTGAGGATTGAACGATGGGAATGTCCCCCAAGACCGAGCGAGCACGCATTTTCGTCCTGGAATACCTAGTTGACCTGAATGCGACAGCGGCGGCCGAACGCGCCGGCTACAGCAAGCGCAGCGCCAAACAGATCGGCCATGCCTTGCTGCAGCAGCCAGAGATCCAAGAGCAGGTCAAGCAGGCGATGCAGGAGCGTGCACGGCGCACCGAAATTACCCACGATCGCGTGCTGATGGAGCTGGCCAGGGTGGCCTTCTTCGACATCCGCAAGCTGTACCACGAGGATGGCAGGTTGAAAGCGCCGCATGAACTGGATGACGATACCGCCGCGGCCGTGGCGCAGTTGGAGAGCTTCGAAGAGTTCAGCGGCCGAGGTGAAGACCGGGAATCGACCGGCATGACTCGCAAGGCCAAGGCGTTCAGCAAGGATGCTGCCCTGGCGCTGGCCATGCGACACCTGGGCATGCTCAATGACAAACTGACCATCCAGCGCCCGAGGGTCGTGCGCCGCGATCTCACTGGCCGCAAGGACGAGGGCCAGGCCTGATGCAGCCAGAGATCCACTACGACTACGCCGCCCAAGGCCCGACCCTGGCCGCGTACATTGCCTCGCGCGACCCGCGCACGATGATCATGGGCCCGCTGGGCAGCGGCAAGACGAATGCCAGCTGCTGGCGCGCCTTCGATATCATGTGCCAGCAGGAGCCGGATGCCCACGGTGTACGTCGGTCCCGAGGCGCGGCCATCCGGAATACCTACCCGGACCTGATGAGCACGACCAGCAAGGACTGGCTCGAGATGTTCGGCGACCTGGGCCGATGGGTCGCGGGCGGCTTGGAGCCGCCGACGCACTACCTGTCGTTCGACTTGGACGACGGCACTACGGTCGAGGCGGAGATGATCTTCATCGCCCTGGATCGCCCCGAGCACGAACGCAAGCTGCGTGGGCTGCAACTGACCTTCGCCTGGCTGAACGAGGTAAAGGAACTGGTCAAGGCGATCGTCGACATGCTGGACTTGCGGGTGGGACGGTATCCCAAGGACGTGCGGCCGACCTGGTTCGGCATTTTTGGGGACACGAACGCGCCGGACACGGACCACTGGTTCTATCGTCTGGCCGAGGAAGACAAGCCCGAGGGCTGGACATTCCTGCGTCAGCCGGGCGGCGTTATCAAGGTGGGCGACAAATGGCAGGTCAATCCCCAGGCCGAGAACCTGTCGAACTTGCCACCGGGCTACTACGAGCGAGGGATGCAGGGCAAGAAGGAGGACTGGATCAAGGTCAACCTGGGCAACCAGTACGGCTTTGTGGTCGACGGCAAGCCGATCCACCCGGACTACCAGGACTCGATGCACTGTCGAGACTTCGAGCTGGATCCGAGATCGCCGCTGCTGATCGGCACGGACTTCGGGTTGACCCCGGCCGCCGTCTTCGGTCAGCGGCGCACGATGGGTGGCTGGCGCATCCGGTCTGAACTGGTGGCCACCAACATGGGGGCCGAGAAGTTCGCCCACGAGATCCACCTGCACCTGGCCCAGCGGTACCAGGGATTCCAGATTGGTGGGTTCTGGGGCGACCCTTCCGGCGACAACCGCGCCCAGACCGACGAGACGACGCCGTTTCAGATCCTGAAAGCTGCCGGGTTGCCTGCTGTTCCAGCGCCCACCAATGATCCGCTGTTGCGGTGCGGCGCGGTCGACAGCGCTCTGACGCGCTATATCGACGGCGAGCCCGGGCTGCTGGTGCATTCCGATTGCAAGGTGCTGCGCAAGGCGCTGGCTGGCGGATATTGCTACCGTCGCCTGGCCGTGTCGGGGGAGCGGTACGCCGACGCGCCGGTCAAGAACGAGTTCTCCCACGTGGCGGAAGGCCTGCAATACCTGCTAGTGGGCGGCGGGGAGCACCGGCCGCTGGTCACCCGCAAGCGGGCGGGCGGAGGCAGCCGACCACGATTCGCCATCATGGATTGATTTTCGCAGACGACTGCGCGCGCGCGTGAACAGACTAGGCGGCACTTTCTCAGGGTGCCACCCATGTCCAGCCTGCTTTCCAGCCCGAAGACTCCGAAGATTCCCGATCCGCCCGCGCCGGCCGCTCCGCCCGCGCAGACGGACGCTGCTGCCGCGGGCCAGGCCGAGGCCGATCGCCTGCGCCGCCGACGTGGTACGGCCAGCACGATCCTGACCTCGGACACGACCGCCCAGCCTGGCTCGGTGGCCACCAAGACGCTGCTGGGCTCGTAATGCTCAATCAGGACGTCGATCTGGTGCGCGAAATCATGGTCGACCATGCGGCCATGAAGGCGGCGCGCGAGTCGTTCCACAGCCAGTGGAATGACGTCATTGAGCTGGTGTTGCCTCGATACCGGAAGTTCGACGAGAACCGCAACACCAACCCGGGCGAGAAGCGCACCCAGAAGATCTTCGATGCTACTTCCATGCTAGCCCTGCGGCATTTCGCCGCGGCGATGGATTCGATGATCACCCCGCGCACGCAACGCTGGCACAAGCTCACGGTGTCGGACGAGGGTCTACGTGAGTCGCCGGCGGTCAAGCAGTACCTGGAAGAGGTGACGAACCTGCTGTTCGCTCATCGCTACCGCTGGCGAGCCAACTTCGCCTCGCAATCCGGCGAGTCCTATATCAGCCACGGTGCATTCGGCGCTGGCGGCTTGATGATCGATGACGTGCTGGGCGACGGCATTCGCTACCGCAACCTGCGCATGAATCGACTGTGGTTTTCGGAAGATGCCTACGGCATGGTCGATAAGGCACACGTTCAATGGTCCCTGAGCGTGAGACAGGCGGCGCAAAAGTTCGGCCGCGATAATCTTCCGCCTTCTATGCAACTGGCGCTCGAGCGGAATCCTGAGACGGTTTACGAGTTTCTGCATGCCGTGCGGCCGCGCCGTGAGCGGGATCCTGGCCGCGTGGATAGCCGCAACATGCCTCACCAGTCAGTCTGGCTGACGCTTGACGGCGAGCGGATCATCGAGCACAGCGGCTACCGGGTGTTTCCCATGGCTATCGGGCGGTTCTATGCCACCGACGATTCGGCCTACGGTTATTCGCCCGCGATGGAGGCGCTTCCCGACGTTCGAATGCTGAACGACATGGAGAAGACCATCATCAAAGGGGCTCAGAAGGCCGTCGATCCGCCGTTGATCCTGGCCGACGACGGCGCCCTGGAAGCGTTCAACCTGAAGGCCGGTGCGCTGAACTTCGGCTACATGAATGGGCAGGGTACGCCGCTGGTGCAGCCCCTGAACATGGGCAAGAACACGCCCTTGGGAATCGACTACGCCAATCAGAAGCGAGAAAGCGTCAACCTGGCCTTCTACGTGACGCTGTTCCAGATCCTGGTCGACAACCACCAGATGACTGCCACCGAGGTCCTGCAGCGTGCCCAGGAAAAAGGGATTCTGCTGGGCCCGACCATGGGCCGAGTGCAGTCCGAGCAGCTGGGCGCGCAGATCACGCGCGAGATCGACGTCCTAGCACATACGGGCGTGCTGCCGGACATGCCCCCCGAACTGGAAGAGATCGGCGGCATCGTCGAGATCGAGTACGACAGCCCGTTGAACCAGGCCATGCGTGCGGAAGAGGGCGCCAACATCCTGCGCTGGGCCGAAGCTTCCGCGCCTTTCATTCAGGCCGACCCCCGCGCGGCCCGGGTCGCCAAGGGCGAATCCATCGTGCGCAGGCTGGGCGACGTCTTTAGCGTGCCGCAATCCTGCATGCGCACGGAAGACGAGCTCGAGCAAATGGACGAGGCCGAGGCTCAACAGGCCCAGACCGCGCAAATCCTCGAGGCCGCGCCGGTTGCCGCTGGCGCCGCCAAAGATCTCACGGCCGCTGCCGTCAACGCTTCGAACGCACGCATATGACGATCCCCTGGAAGTTCCGCCTGATGTTCGCCCGTCGCAGAGCCTACCGGGCGCTGTTTCTCGATGCCAAGGGGAAAATGACCCCGGCCGGGGAGGCCATCGTCGCAGACCTGGCGCGCTTCTGCCGCGTCCACACGTCGACAACCGTCGTCTCGCCGGTCACGCGCACGGTCGACACCCATGCGTCGATGCAGGCCGAAGGGCGCCGCGAAGTATTCAACCGCCTCACCTACTACCTCAACCTCACCGAGCAGCAAATCTACCAAATGATGGAGCGTGAACATGACCGTGCTGAATAACCGCCGGCTCTTTGCCCGGCTTCTGCGTGAACAGGCCCCGGCGGATGCCCCGCCTGCCGGTGGCGGCAACCGGCCCGCAGCTACCCAGGATCCCGCGGCGGCGCCCGCCGGCCAGGCCGCAGCGCCCGCGGCGGCCCCCGCCCAGCCACAAACGCAGGCAACTGCGCCGGCGTGGCACGAAAGTATCGCGGACGAAGGGTTGAAGGCGTTTATCCAGGGTAAGGGCTTCAAGGACGCCTCCGAGGCCGCCAAGGCGTTGCAGGACCTGGAAGGCAGGACGGCCAAACCGGCCTCGGCCGACGAGTATCAGTTGCCGGTCCCCGACGGCCAAGACAAGGCGTTCAGTGCCGAAGCCGCCAAGTGGATGCACGAAGCCGGCATTCCGGTCTCCCAGGCCCGATCGTTGGCCGAGAAGTGGAACGCCTACCAGGCGGCCCAAGTCCAGGCGGCCGACGCGGCGCGTCAGCAGCAGGGCGAATCCGACGTGCAGGCTCTGAAGCAGGAATGGGGCGGTCAGTACGACGCCAACGTGGAACTAGCCAAGCGTGCGGTGCGCACGTTCGGCGCCGATGAACAGACGCTGGAGAAGATATCCGGCGCCCTGGGGGACGGCGAAACCCTGCGGTTCTTCCACCGCATCGGTGCCCACCTCGGGGAGGGAACCCTTGTACCGGGGGGCGGCGACCGCGGCGCGGCGCCTTCCGGCGATCCAGAAGCCGCACGGGCCGCTCGGATGTTCCCGAGCATGCGTAAGACCAACTAGGAGAGTTCACGATGGCCACCATCGGTAACGAATCGCTCAGCATCATCGACGTCGCCAAGCGACTCGACCCCAATGGCGACACCGCCGACGTGGCCGAGCTGCTGGCGCAGACCAACGAAATCGTCCAGGACATTCCCTGGATCGAAGGTAACCTGCCGACTGGCAACCGGACGACCATCCGGACCGGCCTGCCGCAGACGACCTGGCGCAAACTCTATGGCGGGGTGCCTGTCTCAAAGAGCACGACCGCCCAGGTCGACGACGCCTGCGGCATCCTGACCTCACGTAGCGAGCCGGACGTCGATGTCGTCAGCATGGCGAACGACCCGGGCCGCTTCCGCCTGGACGAGGCGTCGTCGTTCATCGAGGCGATGGGGCAGGACTTCTGCACCGCGCTGCTGTACGGCGACACCTCGATCAACCCCGAGCAGTTCTACGGGCTGCAGCCTCGTTACAACGAGTTGCCCGGCGGGAGCGCCGCACCGGCTGCCGCCAATGTCATCGACGCGCAGGGTTCGGGTTCGGACAACACCTCGATCTATCTGATCGGCTGGGGCCGGACCACGGTCTACGGCATCTACCCGAAGAACTCGCGTGCCGGCCTGGTGCATCGGGATCTCGGCGAGATCGACGCCTTCGATGCGAACGGCGATCGCTACCGTGCCTATGGCGATCTGTTCGACTGGAAGTGCGGCCTGGTGGTCAAGGACTGGCGCTACGTCGTGCGTATCTGCAACATCGACGTCTCGGACGCCAGCTCCGGTACCGGCACCATGGCCAACCAGAAGCTGATTGAACTGCTGATCGACGCCAAGAACCGCATGCCGCGCCTGTCCGGCAACATCCAGCCGCGCGTCTACGCCAACCGCACGATCCGTTCGGCGCTGGAAAAGATGGCGCTGAACAAGTCGAATGCGGCGCTCTCGATCCGTGAGGCGGCTGGCCAGTTCCAGGCCGACTTCCTGGGCATCCCCATCCGCACGGTGGATCAACTGCTCAACACGGAAACGGCACTCAGCTAATCCGAGACTCCGCCCCTCGGGGCGGATTTCCCACGAATCAGGAGATTCATCATGATCCTCGACAAGACCAACGAGTTCTCGGACGGCCAGGCAGTCACCGCCACCGCGATCTCGACCAACGTCATCGACCTGAACCCGTCGGGCGCCAACGACGACCTGGACATCGGTGCCGGCGAGCCTGTCTGGCTGGTGGTGCAGGCCGACGAAACCGCGACCGCCGCGGGCGCTGCCACCGTGACCGTAACGTTGGAGTCCAGCGCGGCGGCGGGGCTGACCTCTTCGAAGGTGCACTTTTCGACCGCGGCGCTGGCCCTGGCCAACCTGACGGCAGGTGCCGAGCTGGCGCGTGTGCGCCTACCCGGCGGCGACTATCTGCGCTATCTGGGCGTGCGCTACACCGTGGCTACCGGCCCGCTGACGGCCGGGAGCTTCTCGACCTTCATCGTCAAGGATGCCCAATCGCGCAAGACCTACGCCTCCGGCTACTCGGTGGAGTAAGCCATGGCCCGCTATATTGCCAAGGAGCGGGGCCAGATCCCCGCCGATGACGTCCAGCCGACGAAGCGGGCCGACTCCTCGCCCAGCCGCAAGGTCATGCGGATTGTGGAGAAGGGTGAGGAATTCGACTTCTACGGCAAGCCGGGCAAGTGGATGCAGCCGATCGATGGCCGGCGCGCCAAACCGGCGCCCGAGCCGGGAAAGTCGGTTGGCCGCCAGGTGAAGCAGACCCAGAGCGGCCAGACGGATCAGGCTGGGTCGCAAGCGCTGCAGTCTGCCGGGGCAGACATCGGCGGCCCCGGTTCGCAGTGATGGACTAGGCCATGGCTGTCTCCCGGGTTGCCATTGCCAACCGCGCGCTCACCAAACTCGGTGCAGCGCGCATTATCGCTTTGGACGACGATTCCCAGGCGTCCAATACCATCGACTCGATGTTTGACATCGTGCGAGATGCCGAACTACGGGCCAATCTTTGGCATTTTTCCAAGGCCCGTGCGCAACTGCCCGCCTTGAGCGAGCGGCCGCCCTTCGGATTCACGTACCAGTACCAGTTGCCGTCGGATTATCTGCGACTGATACAGATCAACGATGTGCGATTGCAGCCTAACCCCACTGTCGATGGCTGGTACAGCATTGAGGGCGGCCGCATCCTTATCAGCCAGCCGGCGCCTCTGCGCGTGCGCTACGTTCGCCGGGTAGAGGATCCGACGCTGTTCGATGCGCTTTTTGTCGAGGCCTTCGCTTGCCGTCTGGCCGCCGAGTCCGCCGAAACGCTTACTCAGTCGAACACCAAGAAGCAGGCCGCGTGGCAGGAGTACAAGGAGGCGCTGGCCGCTGCACGCCGGGCGAACGCCATCGAGCGGCCAGCCGTCGCCACGGACGATGACACGTGGCTTGAGAGCCGTCACTGATGGCCAAGGAAACGCCGATCCAGAACACCTTCGACGGCGGCGAGTTGTCGCCGTTGCTGGGCGGGCGCACTGACCTGGCCAAATACTTCAATGGCTGCTCTGTGCTCGAGAACTTCTTGCCTGCGGTGCAGGGCCCGCTGGTGCGTCGCGGCGGTACGCAATTCATCAATGCGAAAAAGACAGCCGAGCAAGGCTGGTTGGTGCGCTTCCAGGTGTCTGAACGCGTGGCTTACATGCTCGAGTTCGGGGACCAGTACATTCGCTTCTACACGGATCGTGGGCTGCTGGTGGATGGAGGCTCGCCCGTCGAGGTGGCCACACCGTACACCACTGCTGATCTGACGGCCGAAGATGGCACCTGCGCGATCCGCGTCGTGCAGAGCGCCGATGTGATGTACATCTTCCATGGTCGGTTCCAGACGCGCAAGCTGCAGCGTCTGAGCGCGACCTCTTTCAGCTTGGACTTGGCCGAGTTCACCGAAGGGCCGTTCGACGACGTCAACACCGATGAGAGTGTCACGGTCACGACAGATGCCGAGACGGGACCTGTGAACCTGACGGCCAGCGCTGATATCTTTCTGCCTGAACACGTTGGCACGCTCTTCTATCTGGAAACTGCCGACCTGTCCGCTGTGCGCCCTTGGGGGGTGTACCAAACGATGTCAGTAGGGCAGAGGCGGCGAGTAGACAACCGAGTCTATCAGTGCACCACGGTGGGGCCCACTAACTCGGAAGGTGCGCCTGTTACTGGCAATCAAACACCCATCCACACGGAGGGCAAGGCCTGGGATGGCGACGGCAGGCCCATCACTGGCGATCAACGTGGATCCATCGGGGTCGAGTGGGAGTTCCTGCACGCCGGGTACGGGATCGTGAAGATCACGGCCGTCACAGACGGTCAGCACGCCACTGGAACGGTCGTCAAACGGCTACCAAGCGAGCTTCAGCCGGGAGGGGGGGGCAGTACGACGGTTACTGACTTCCCGATATCTTCGATGGCGCCAGGATCGAGTTCGTCGAGAATCGAGGTCAGCGCGCCCGGTCATCCGTTTCTCGACGGAAACCCCATCGTCATCACTGGGACTATTCTTTTCGACTCGGATGGCATGGGCTCGAACACGAACCGAAATGGCTCATACATCGTCCGGGATCGAGGCGCGAACTCATATGAGATTGACGCATCCTGGCCAGGGCCATCCTATGTCTATTCGCCGAGCTCGAACGGTAAGGCTACCAGGACCATCACTGTTACGTATCCGTCCAACGCACCGACCTGGAAATGGGCATTCAGCCTGTTTTCGGATGATACGGGGTGGCCGGAGCACGGCGCCTTCTGGCGAGAACGGTTGGTGCTGGTGCGTGGGCGTAAGGTCGCAATGTCGGTCACGGGCGATTTCGAGAACTTTGCCAACAAGAGTGCCGGCGGTGAGGTGGAGGCCGATTCCGGTATCGTCGTCACACTGAACGCCCGCCAAGTGAATCGGGCGGTATGGGTTGTGGAGTCCGACGACCTGGTGATCGGCACGGACGGCGATGAGTGGCTGGTGGGGCCGATTCAGTCCAATCAGGCAGTGGGACCGGCCAACATTCGCGCGGACCGTCGTACGGCCTATGGCTCTCGATCGATTCAGCCTGTCGAGATTGGTAGCAAGATCCTGTTTATTCAAGCCTCGGGCCGCAGGCTGCGGGACTATGAGTACAGTTACGACACCAACAACTATGTGTCGGTCGACACGACGAAGCTGGCCAGCCACATGCTGCGCACCGGCGCCGTGGATATGGCCTACCAGCAGGAGCCTGACTCGATCGTCTGGGTGGCGCGTGCCGATGGCCAATTGGTGGGGTGCACCTACGACCAGGAGACCGGTCGCAGCGACGTCTACGCGTGGCACCCACACCCCATGATAAACGGGGCCGTCGAGGCGGTGGAGACGATGCCAGCGCCCGACGGAAGCGCCGACGACCTCTGGATGATCGTGCGACGGGAGATCGACGGGCAAACGGTCCGCTACGTGGAGTTGCTGCGTCCGCCGCTGGGCGACAACGAAGACCAGGCCGAAGCGTTCTACGTGGATTGCGGCTTGACCTACCGAGGCGATCCGGCCGCGACGATCAGCGGCCTGGGGCATTTGGAAGGTCAAGAGGTGGACATCCTGACCGATGGAGCGGCTCACCCGCGACGGACGGTATCGGGCGGACAAGTGTCGCTACAGATAGAGGCGTCGATCGTCCATGTCGGGCTGCCCACGTCCTGTGCAGCAGCGACGATGAGTCTGGAAGCCGGGGCGGCCAATGGCACAGCCCAAGGCAAGCTCAAGCGCCTGACCAACGTCATTGCGAGGCTGTATCGCAGCCTGGGCGGGAACCTGGGTCCTACACGGGACAACACCGAGACGCTGAACTTTCGTCGGCCATCCCGGCCGATGGGTAGTCCGCCGCCGCTATTCTCCGGCGACACCGAGCCGATTCCCTGGCGGGGTGGCTACGAGCGTAGCGCCCGCATTTGGTACACGAACGATCAACCATTGCCCGTGACGCTGCTGGCGCTGTTGTCGGTTGTCTCCACGAACGACGACCGATGAAAATCGTGCGCATGACGGCCGAGCACGTACTTGCCGTGCAGCTTCAGCCGGCCCAGGACTTCGCGGCCCCGCTGATCGACGGCGACCATGCCGAAGCGCTTGCCAGTGCCGCGGGGGTCGCTTGGACTGCACTGGACGGGGGCGGCGTGCCCATCGCATGTGCCGGCATCATCGAGCTGCATCGTCAACGGGGGATGGCCTGGGCGCTGCTGTCCGAACGAGCATTGCGGCAATTCAAGCTGATCCATCGCGTGGTGCGCGACGTTGTGCACGCGGCGCCTTGGCGGCGGATCGAAATGACGGTCGACGTGCGGCATGCCGCTGCAGCTGCTTGGGCAGAGCGCCTGGGCTTTGAGCGCGAGGGGATGATGCGCGCCTATGCCCCGGACGGCCGCGACTGCTTTCTCTACGCAAAGGTGAAATGACATGGATCCAGTGACCGCTTTCCTGACAGCCAACGCCGGGGCCATTGCTGCCGGTTCTGCCGGCCTGGGCGCCATTGGCTCGATCATGGGCGCCAACCAGCAAGCGGCTGGCTACCGTCAGCAGGCTTCCGCCGCCGACCGTAACGCCGGGGTGGCGCAGGTCCAGGCCCGCCAAGCCTATGACGCCGGCCTGCAGAATGAACTTGCCCAGCGCCGCAGCGCCAGTCAACAGCAAGCGGATGTCCGCGCGGCAGTGGCCGAGTCGGGCGTGGATCCAGGTAGCGGCTCGGCGCTGCTCATCCAGCAGCAGTCGGCCCGCGACCTCGAGATGGACGCGCTGACCACCCGCTACGAGGCATTGCTGCAGGGGCAGGCCTATGAACAGCAGGCCGCCCAGGATCGCTACACGGCCAAGACGCTACGGCAATCTGCTCGTGGCGCACGGCGAGCCGGGATGCTGGGTGCGGCAGCAAGCATTCTGACGTCGGCGGCGGGCTATGGGCTGGGTCGCTTAGCACCAGCCGCCCAAGCGGCTGGTGGTGCCGGGAGCGGCGGTCCGGTGACGTTGCTCGGAATCCGGAGGTAAGTATGGCTACTCGAATTCCCATTCCCTTGGGGCAGCAACGGCAGCGCGTGCAGGTCGGCAGCAATATGCCGAGAACGCCCATGGTCGCGGTCGAGGACCGGACTGGGCAGGCGATCGCGGCCGGTTTCGGCCAAGTCGCTGATTCCTGGAAGCGGGTGGAGGAAGAGGGCGCGCGCGCTTGGGTGTCCAAGTCCGGGGCGCAGGCGCAGTTGGATTGGATGCAAAGGCTGGGCGAGCGCCAGTCCGCAGCCCAACCAGGCGCCGCGGGTTTCGTTGACGACATCCGAGCGGAGTACCAGCAATATCGCGAGGAATCCCTGGCCAGCGCGCCCGCCAATGTACGGCGATATTACGAGGCAAAGTTGGATGAAATTGGTAGCTATGTGGTATCCAATGCCATACGCTTCCAGGCGGGCGAACAGATCGCCTATACGAAGGATCTCTACCAGCAGGGTATTGCATCGAGCGTCCAAGTCGCCTCGCAAGATCCCACGCAATACGACAGCCTGATCGCATCCCAACGGGCGCTATTGAGCGCCTCAGAGTTGCCACCGTCTATGCGAACCGAGTTGGTTCGCGGGGCTGAGCGCGAGATCTCGTATGCAGCCGAGCTAGCGCAATTGCGCGCTGATCCGTCCAGTTGGTTGCGTGAGAGAGCGCCAACGGCCTCTGGTTTGAGCGGCGGCATCCCGGCGATTCAGCTGTCAGATGCGGTGCGTCGATATCAGCCGGTCGTGGAGACCGCTGCGTCTGCTGCGGGGGTAGACCCTCGAGTGATGTTGGCGCAGTTGCAAGCCGAGTCCGGCGGCAATCCCAATGCAGTATCCCCGAAGGGTGCGGCCGGGATTGCGCAGTTCATGCCCGACACCGCGACCCGATATAAGGTGAACCCAAGCGATCCGGAATCATCTATTCGTGGCCAGGCTGCTTACATGCGCGACCTGCTCGAAATGTTTGACGGCGACTACGCTAAGGCGCTGGCCGGTTACAACTGGGGGGAGGGCAATGTCCAGAAAGCCGTCCGGAAGTACGGCGCTGCCTGGTTGGAGCGATCACCCAAAGAAACGAGGGACTATGTTGGGAAGATTCTGGGCGGAGAGCAGCCCCAGGAGCCTGCTACAGCCAACAGAGTCGGCTCTCCCGCCTTCGACGCCTTGCCCCTGAACGACCAGCAGCGCCTCATCGAGCGGGCGACGACGCTGAGCAAGCAAAACCAGGCGCTTGTCCAAGCGCAGATCCAGGACACCGTTCGTGATGCTACCTCGTCGATCCTGGCGACAGGCGAATGGAACGGGCCGCAGCTGTCCCGAACCGCTTTTATCCATGCGTTCGGCGCTTCCGAAGGCGCCGCACGGTGGGACGGCTTTCAGAGCGTTCAGCAGCTTGGCAGGGACATCCAGGATGTGAAGGCCCTTTCAGCGGCGGATCAGGACGCGTTGCTGGCGGTTCGACGGCCGGACAGTGGCCCCGGGTTCACGGACGCACAGAAAAGGTACGAAACACTCGAGTCGGCCGTCGCGACGGTGCGGAAGCAGAGAGCCGAAGATCCGGCATACAGCGCCACCCAATCGTCCGAACAGGTCGGCGAGGCATACTTGGCCCTGGCGACCTCCGGGCAGTCCGGCGCCATGGGAGCCGATCTGCAGGCCGTATCGTCCGACTATGCCGTGAAGGCCATGGCCGAGCAACGCCGTCTTGGCGTATCCAATCCCCGGATTCTTCCTCAATCCGAGCTCAAGCGCGTGTCGAACATGCTCCAGCAACACAAAGACGACAGTGAAGACACGGCGGTCATGATCTCCATGCTCGAGCAACAATGGGGAGCACATTGGCCGAAAGTGTTCAGCGAGTTGGCCGAGTCTGGGGGGCTGCCGGACGCGGCCTTGGTCATCCCGAATATTGATGACCAAGGCGTGCGGGAACGAATTGCTAGGACAGCCACCATCGATGAGAAGACGCTTAAAACACGTCTTCCTGAGCATGGAGTCAGAGATGTCGAGGATGAGTTGGCAACGCAAATGGCCGATGCGTGGAACTCGTTCGTCTATCAGGGCGGCGGCCCGCGGAACTATCAGGTTGTCTATGACACGGCCCGCAAGCTCGCGCTGTCCTATGCTGCAGGCGGAATTGCACCGAAGAAGGCAGCGCTGCAGGCATACCAGGATGTCATGGGGAACCGCTATGAATTCGGCGATACGTACCGCGTGCCGCGGGCCGAACGGCCGGACGAGGTCATGTCGGGCATCCAGCGAGTGCTGCAGGACTTGAACCCGGAGGCGCTGGCTCTGCCGGTGTCTTTGGCTGGGCTGCCTGGTGAGGCGACGAAAAATGCATACCTCGATGTGGTGAGAAACCGGGCGGTCTTTGTGACCAACCGCGACGAGAGCGGCCTGGACCTCTATGTGCTGGGGGAAAGCGGACTATCGCCAGTCCTGGCGCTGGCGGGCGAGCAGGTATCTTTCTCCTGGAACGATCTTCGCGGCAATGACCCAATCAGCGCGGGGAGCCCGTACATAGGTTATCGCAAGCCCGGGGGGGGCCAGTAATGCCTTACTACGCCACCGGCAAGATTGGAGTTACTGCCCAACCCCTGGAAAATTTCTCGTCGTCAGCGGGCGCCGCTTTCGATGCGGCGGTGCAAGAGGCATGGATTGGGAACCCTTCCCAAGTCCTCGGCGACTATATGCAGGTGCGTCGTGAGAACGAGTTCGAACTTGCCGAGACCGACGCCCCACCTTTGGAGGACACGGAGGGCGGCGCTGCTGTCGGGTTCCGTAGGCCGGGCGGTCAGCGGCGCCTTACGCGCGAGGCGATCCCCGATGAGAATAGGTTCACGCAGGCCGAGGCCCTGCAATTTTATGCGGAACAGGGGGTGAAGCTCTCTGCGCCGGCGGAGGGCATCAGCAAGCGGGCGGCACAGACCCTTGCAGACCGCAAGCGAGAGGAAATGATCCGTCAGGACATTCTGGCACGAGCCCCGACAGGGCTGGGCCAGAATGCAGCGCGACTTGCCGCAGGACTTGCCGTAAGTCTCTTGGACCCCCTGAACGTCGCGTCGGCGTTTGTGCCTGTGGTTGGGCCGGCAAGATACGCCTCCATGCTCGAGCGGGCAGGTACTTCCGCCTGGGCTCGCGCGGGCGTTCGGGCTCGAGTCGGGGCCTTGGAGGGAGCGGCCGGCGCAGCCATGTTGGAGCCGTTCGTTTATGCGGGCCGGACTCAGCTTCAAGACGACTACGACATGTCTGATTCGCTGGTCAATCTGGCATTCGGCACGGTGCTGGGTGGCGGCTTGCATGTGGTTGGCGGGCGCATTTCGGACCACTTTCGAGGAATTCAAAAATCACTTCCCAGCGGTGAGATCGTCAATGGGTCAGAACCAGTCCTGACCCCAGATGCTATGCCAGGACCGGTGCCACGCAGTCAATCAAGCCTGCTGGCCCTTGAACCAGCGGCCCCCTTCCCGAGGCTAGCGGACATCACACCTGAGCGGGCACAGGCCCTGGCCAGAGACGAGTTGTTGCCTGAGATCCGCGCGGAGCTGCTGGCGGATGGGGGGAATGTTGCCGAACCGAAGGCCGTGGCCACGCTGCGGGCGGAACTCGCCTCCATCGAACTATCCATTGACGAAGTGGCCAGCCCTCAGGCTGTTCGGTCGCGCAAGCGGGAAATCCAGCAAACGAACAGCCGAGTCTCCGCCAGGAGTGCAATGGGCCAGGCGAGGAAGGAGGCCGTTGCTACAGCGGCCGATCTGCGTGCACAAGCCGACCGCTTGCGTCAGCAAATCGATGCCAACCGTGAGGCGTCAGGCGCTTCGCAGGATTTGGCGGCCTTGGATCGCGGAGAGATTCCGGGCCGCTTTTCCGATCGAGTGGAACAGCGAGCAGCCGAAATCCAATTGCAGGCCGCAATCCGTGGAGCTCTGCCCGCACGGCAAGTTGCCGCCCTGGCTGGGCCGTTAGCGCGGGAGCATGCATTACGCGTGGCGGTGGCGCAAGCCATGAATGGGAAGGTTGTCGACGTCGAGGCGATTCTGCGAGGTGCCCCGGAGCCGGAGTTGATCTCCGCTGCTCAACGCCAAGCAGCACCTGAATCCTCGTTGGGCGTCGATTTTCAGGCGTCCGAAGCCGGCGCACAGCGGATGACTGATGACGTTGCACGCGCTGATGCTGGTGCCGCCCAGACGGACTTGGATCAAGTCATGCAGCAGATGGACGATGCCATGAGGAATCTTGAGCAAGGCGGCTTTGACCCCAAACGAATCGAGCTGATGCGCCAGGAGCTGGCCGCCTTCGACGAAATGCAAACCGACGCCAAGTCACTAGGCTCGGCCGTTCGCGCTGCCGCCCTGTGCGGTTTAAGAGGTTGATGATGGCATACGAACACTGCTTGCAGACAATCCGCGCGGCGGCTGGTCGCGAGCTGACCGACGATGAGATAACGGAACTGCTAGAGGCCCTTCAGGCGCGGGAACAGTACTTTATCGCCAAGGGTATTGCCGACAGCGCGCGGGATGCGTCCTTACGGGCGGCCGATGAGATTGCCAACGACTTGGAAATGGCGGCCATCATTGAAAAGCGCAATGCAGCATTGAATACGGTTCGCCGCATCGAGCGGCTGGGCATCATCCAGAACAGCTTCGGGCACAACTTCGCGGAAGGATTGGAAGCCCTCTTGGTCGGGGTGAACAGGGCGGTCCGCGGAGCACGCAATAGCGTCATGACTGCGCAAGAGGCATTGACCAAGTCTTATCAGGCTGGTTTTTCTGCGGACATGGAGTCCGCTGGCCTCATGAAGCTCTTTGCCAACGGAGGAATGGATAGAGAGGTTTCCCGGGCACTATGGGCGATTGGCAGGGAGGGTGAGCAGCAACTGCTGGCCTCCCTTCCCAAGGAAGCCATTGACATGGCCAAGATCGTCAACAAGTGGCAAGAGGTGGCTCGGGTCGATGCGAACAAGGCCGGTGCGTGGATTCGAAAGCGCGCTGGCTACATCGTGCGCCAGTCCCATGATCCGGCCAGAATCAAGGTCCGCGGCTTCGATGAGTGGGCAGCTGATGCAATGCGGTGGTTTGACTTCACTGAAATGGGCGCCATGTCGAGGGCGGATCTGCATGAGCTGTACAAGAATCTCGCCACCGGGAATCACCTGAAAGACTCCCCGGCCGATGTGACCGGCTTCAAGGGTCCAGGGAATATCGCCAAGCGGCTTTCGCGCGGCCGTGAGATCGAGTTCAAGGACGCGGACGCTTGGTTCGATTACAACGCCAAATACGGAGCCGGTAACCTGCGCGAAGCCTTCGCTTCCGGGATTCAGCGCGCCGCCCATTCCACGGGCATGATGCGAGTGTTGGGCACGAACCCCCAGAACATGTTCAACGCCATCCGGGATGACCTGGTGCTGCATGCCAAGGCAACGGACCAGTTGGCGCAGATCGAGAAAATCGACGCACGTCGCGGTGCGCTTGATCGTCACATTGCCGCTGTAGATGGGTCCATGAATATTCCTGGAAATGCCTTGGCGGCTCGTCGATCTGCGGCGGTACGGGCGGTAATCACCATGTCTCGGCTGGGCGGCATGATTCTGTCACAACTTAACGACATCGCCGTTTACGGGTCTGGCGTGCGCTATCAAGGCCGCGGTTTCATGTCGGGCATGGCCGAGGCTACCGCAGGGCTGGGCCGCAGCCTGAAGAGCCAGGATCGACGAAATCTGGCGGCGTCCCTTGGCGTGGTGCTCGACAACATGTTCGGGGAGATTGGTCGGCTTGGGTCATTCGCCGAGGGCGGATCGGTGGCTCGGCACGTCCAGACCTTTATGAAGTGGAACCTATCTTCCTGGTGGCAGAACCGCATGCGCACGTCGGCGGTATTTGGCATGAGCCATCACATGGCTCTCAGCCGAGGTCGTGCCTGGGCTGACCTGGATGGCGAGTACCGGCGCCTCTTCGATCTTTACGGCATCACGGAGAAGGACTGGGATGCCATTCGCACGTCCAGCGAAAAGCTGGTCGACGGCAAGGATTACATCGTTCCCGAGAACGTCGCTGATGCCGCTGCAGCAGAGAAGCTCCGGGCCTACTTTACTGACCAGACGTCGTTCCTGGTGCTTGAGCCCGACGCGAAAACGCGGGCAATGATGCTGCAGGCCACGCGACCCGGAACGTGGAGCGGAGAGTTCGCGCGGTTTGCGATGCAGTTCAAATCGTTCGCGGCGGCCTACACGCAAAAGATCCTCGGCCGGGAGCTGTACGGCCGCGGCTACATGGGGGATAGCAACCTTCGCGCGATCGCTGCTGGAAATGGCGAGTTCGGTGGCCTGGTGAAGCTGATGCTGGCTTCGACCGTCATGGGCTACGGGTCGATGGCGCTGAAAGACATCGCCAAGGGTCGTACGCCGCGCGACCCGTTGGAGAACCCCTACCAGGTGTTTCTGGCATCGATGCTACAGGGCGGCGGGGCAGGGCTGTACGGCGATTTCTTGTTCGGTGAGGCCAATCGCTTTGGTGGAGGGATGTTGCAGACGCTGGCCGGGCCGGCTATTGGGACGGGGAATGACATATGGACCTTGGTACAAACGGCCATACATGGCGACGATGATGCGATGGGCACCGCCGCTGAGGCTACGAGGCTGCTGTTGCAGAACACCCCGGGGATCAATCTGTTCTATGCTCGAGCCGTCTTGGATTACTTGGCCGTGTATCAGATCCAGGAACTAATGAATCCTGGCTATCTCAGGCGCATGGAACGCCGGCTGGAGCGAGAGAATAATCAGACGTTCTTGCTGAGGCCGTCTCAGAATTCAACGCTATTCGGATTCTAAGAATTGCCGAAGCTGACGCCCGAGCTTATAAGCCCGAGGACGATGCCAACCGCCGTCAGAACAGCCATGACCCAAATCCACTGTTTGAACAAGGTCCAGCCATAGCCAATCTTTCTGGCCAGCGACCAGTACGTCTCAGCCATAACTACACCGAGGATGGCGAACCAGACGACGTAGAGTACTGCTAAGGCGGCCAGGGCTTTGAGCATATCGTCGATTTTACCCACCCGCCGCCAAAAGCAAAGCCCCGCTGGGCGGGGTTGCAATGATTAGGGAACCTTGAGTCTTATACAATATGTTAAAAATCTCAAACTCAATCATCCCATCTTCTCGGGCGAACCGATGCCGCGCGCACCTAAACCAAGGACAATCGCCTCTGACCTTTGCCAGCAAATGCATGACGCGATGATGGCTGAAGGTCGGTATTTTACGCGCGACAACTTTCAGGCTCGAAAATTTGAGCGAGACGTAGAAAAGTTACTGCGTGCCGACGCATATGATGGCAACATAGTCCGGATCCTAGTTGCCGAAATGTTCGGCGATCACGATGAATGCAGGAGAGCCGCAAGGGCAGCGATGTCCTTGAAGCCATTGGACAATGGTGAGACGTTGTTCCAGCTTGGACAGGCGCTCGTCGTTCTTGGCTTTTTTGGAGAGGCGCAACAGATCTACGAGAAGGTCGGCGCCCCAGAGTCAGGCGAGTTTACAAGTCGATGCGGACTTGGTTTCGCATCGGGAGCGTTTCATAAAGCTAACGTGTACAGCAATAGGGCCCGAGAAATCGGGATGGCGGTCAATCTTGATTTGACGACAGCTTTCGCGTCGGCATCTTCAGTACTGGAAGAAATGAACACTACAGACCAGCAAACAGCCCAGCTCATGGATATCGCAGGAGAAATCTTGCGAGAGCATCGGCTTTTTGTTGGATCATGGGGTCCCTTCACGAGTACGTTGGACCATCCCGAGATGGAAACCATTTATGTGGAGATACCGGTTCGGGCGTCGTGGGAAGAGATTGGTGAGATGAACTTGGACCTGGCAGGGCGTATTGCGGAACGCGTTACGCCAATACCCGATGGTGTAGTGGTAGCTTTCACAGGATCTGATGTATGAGTACGGCACCAACTGATATCCTGCAAGTCGGGCAGAGAATTTTGGCGGAGTCTTCTTGTGAAGCAGACCGAAGAGCATCGATTGGACGTTTCTACTATGCAGCGTACCACCATGGCCTGAGCTTTGAGGATTCAAAACTTTCGGTGCAGGGGAATGCTGGCGAGACTCGCGGGGGGGTGCACGCGCGTCTAATTTCTCGATTGCTCAACCCTGCGGTGCAAGCTAACGATCCCGCTTATAGAACATCGAAGCAGTTGGGTTACATCCTGAGGTCACTGCGCGTTTTGCGTGTTAAGGCTGACTACTATATCAATGAAGAAGTTGATGCCAGAGATGCCCATGGAGCGGAGCAACAATCTTTGAATGCATTGAAGATTTGACTTAGCGATACACCGCCAAGCCACCGATCAAGGTGGCTTTTTTTATTTCCGCAGAACTCTACGCGCGCGCGTAGACAACATGGCGTGCAATCTCCCCCGGATTGCGCGCCATGACCGTACCTTCCCAAGTTTCCTCTGTCAGCTATGAATGCGATGGAGTGACCGACGTATTCCAAGTCCCGTTTTATTTCTTGGCCAATGCGGACCTGATTGTCACTCTGGGCAATGATGAAGAGGCCGAGAGGCTAGTGCTGGATTCGGATTACACGGTTGCCGGGGCAGGGCAGCCGGCTGGCGGGGCCATCACCGCGGCCAACGCCCCGGCAGAGGGATTGCAACTCTTCATCGAACGGGCGCCTCCTTTTACTCAAGAAACAGCCTATCAGCGCAATGATCCGTTCCCGGAGCGTGCGCATGAGCGGGCGCTCGACAAACTGACGATGATCTCTCAGCGTTTAGAGGAATTCTTGGGGACTGCGCCTGACGCGGTATCGCGTGTGCTGCGTTTCCCGGTTGAGAACCCACGCAGAGATGCTTTGCTCCCCAGGGCTGCCGTGCGCGCGAAAAAGGCTCTCATCTTCGATGAGGGCGGCAATCTCATCGTCAGCGAAGACAACTACAACGATCAGGCAGCAGAGGCCGCGGCGAGCGCTGCGGCGGCCGAGGCTGCAAACGAAGGTGCCCAGGGCGCCGCGTCCACGGCGCAAGGCGCAGCCAGTAGCGCCAGCACTGACGCAGACCGGGCCGAGAGCGCCGCATCGGCCGTGGGCAACACGCAGGGTCTGCTGTACTCGCCGGCCGTGCCGTGGATCGTCGGCCCGGTGGTGCTGCCGGCCGTCTTCTCCGATTGCCCGGTTTCCTTCGCCTGCGACGACTTCGGCCGCTACACCGATGATTTCGACCCGGCCGAGTATCTCGACGACGACTGGGAGGATTTCTTCGTCTCGGCGCAAGCGACGAATGGTTGGTCAACGGGCAACAATACGAACGACGGGCGGTCGATTTCCACGCCGAAGCGCACCTTCGCCGCAGTGCTGCAGGCGGCGCACGACGCGACCACGACCGAACCTATCCGTATCAAGTTCAACGGGATCTTCGAGTCCACGTCGATTATCCAAGGCTCGCAAACGCTGCAGCCCGGCCGCAAGTATTGCTTCTACTCCGACACCGGCGCGATTCTGGCGGTGTGTGCGGTGGCCAGCCAGACCGACAGTTGGAGCCAAAGCGGCAATACCTGGCATTCCAGCAACCTGACCAGCACGCTGTACCCCGTGCACACCGTGCACGATGCTGGCTCGCGCGACAACAAGAACATCCCGGTGCCGTACTTGAAGGTCGCCGATGCCGCGGCGGTGGACACCACGCCCGGATCCTGGTTCCAGGACGCAACCGGCATGTACGTCAACACGCTGGACGGGCTCACGCCGTCGTCGCTGAAGACAATGTTCATGCTACAGACCTACCAGCAGCGCCTGCTTGTGGGCGCCGGTACGGTCGTGGTCACTGACGGCTTGCAGTTTGGCGGCGGGCAGCATGCGCTCGAGATCCGCGGCGCGGCTACGTCGCTGGGCAGCGTCTGGGTGTCGAACAACTGCCGGTACTTTGGCGCCGACCGCAACGGGTATGCCTCCCAGACCGTTGCGCTATCGATCAACCACGAGACAGTCGGCCGGTATGTGGGCGACGACGCCATCAACTACCACAACTCGTTCACGTTGCCCGACATGCTGGTGGTTGAGCTGTCGTGCGAGGGCAGCTCGGCCGGCGTCGCCCACTGGTCCGACGATCCGAACAGCAACGGATCCACGGCGCACGAGGGCATCCGCGTCATTCGCTGCAACACCGTGGCGTTCAATACCTACGGTCCGACGATAGCCGACGTGGGTGGTGGCAAAACGTTCTGCATGGGGTGCTTTCCTGGCCCGTCCGTGCGTAGCCCGGGCAGCACGAAAGCAAGCTGGTATTTCTCGGACAGCGGCAACCCTGGACAAGCCGAAGCGTGGCTGATGGGCTGCGGTGGCGGTGGCGCGGACAATTCGGCCATCGGTGCGAATTCCACCGCGGTGAAGGTGAACCTGCTGGGCTGGGTTGGAACCACGAACCAGTTTGCCACGGCAACCCTGTTTGCCTACTCGCCCACGCTGATTGAAGGCCAGAGCATCGGGTCGCTGGGCGCCGCGCTGCAGAAACTGGCCGAGCTGGCGCCGTAAGGGGTGGGCATGCAGAGCGATCAGCAGCCGCCCGACCAGTACTACTCCGAGGCGTTTATCAAGTCGCTGCACGGCCAAGTCGTCCAGATGAAGGAAGACCTGGCCGATTGCCGTGCGGATACCAAGCGCAACACGGAATCCATCGAGCGGGTGGAGAAGAACACCAGCGACATCGTCGAGGCGTTCCAAGCGGTGACCGGCGGCCTGAAGGTGATGCAGGGTCTGGCCCGGTTCGCCAAGTATTTCAGCTATGTGGCCGGCGCCGTTGCCGCGGGCTTGGCCGCCTGGTCCGCCATCAGGGGGATCATGAAATGAAAGCCGGTACCAAGATCGCAGGCACCGTCCTGGCCGCCGCCGTGTCGCTGGTGGCGACCTTCGAGGGCCGCTCGCTGGTGGCCTACTTGGATCCGGTGTCAGTCCCGACCATCTGCGAGGGGTACACGCACGGCGTCAAGCTGGGTGACGTGGCCACCCCCGAGAAGTGCGACGAGCTGACCCGCCAGGAAGTCGTAAAGGCGCTGGCGGTGGTCGACAAGTCGGTAAGCCGGCCGCTGCCCGACGGCGCGCGCGTGGCGCTGGCCAGCTTCGTCTACAACGTCGGGCCCGGGGCCTATGGCGGCTCGACGCTGCTGCGCCTGCTGCGCGCTGGCGACATCAAAGGCGCCTGCAACCAACTGCCCCGCTGGGTCTATGCCGGCGGAAAGAAGCTGCGCGGCCTGGAGCGGCGGCGAGAAGCGGAGCGCCAGATATGCCTGTCTGGGCTGTAAAGCTGCTGGCGGGCCTGGCCCTGCTGGCCGTCGCCGCGGTGGCCTGGCAGTGGCGCTGGTCGTCGGGTTACGACGCCGGGCACGCCGCCGCCCAGGCAGAGGCCCAGGCCATCAACGCCGCCATCGAGCGCGGCATGCAAGCGGAGAAAGATCGTGCCGATGCTGAATACCGTGGGGCCATCCTGGCCCGCCAAGCTGCTGATCGCCTTGTGGCTGATCAGCGCAAGCGCATTGACGGGCTGCTCGACGAGCTACGCCGTCGCCCCGAAGTTGCCCGAGCCAGCAGCGGATCTTATGGCCCCGGAGAAGACTGGATCGGAATATTCGGCCAATGTGTCGCGGAATATGAGCGAATGGGCGCAGAAGCTGGAAGGCTGGCTGACAAGGTAGGCGGACTTCAGAACTACATCAGGGCGATCCAGGCGCCCGCCAAAATTTCCCCCACCACCCGGTAA